CGTTGGGCATCGCGCCCCCCTTCCGTTAGGCGAGTACCGGCGCGACGCTGCAGGCGTCGCGGTCGTGAAACGGGACCGAATCGGCGCTCGAATAGGTGCGCTCGGCCGTCAGTTGGCACCACTCGCAGGCATCCGGCGACAGCTCTTTCTGATAGCCCGCGACGCGTGCGCCGACCGCGCTGACGCCCTCGTCGAGGCCGACGCGCTGCGCAGCCTGCAGATCGTTCGAGCTGAGCGCGTGCGCGTAGCTCGCCGCAGCTGCGAGCGCGGCCGCTTTCGACTGCCCTTCGCTGACGAGCAGGCGCGCGCGCAGCACCGGCGCAACGAGCGAGCGCGAGTCGGGCGCGACGAGCACGCCAGAGGCCTCGAGCGCGCCGCTGACGTCGATCGCCTCCGGTCGGCGGCGTGCGAGCGCGACGCCGTAACCGGCCGCCAGACTCGCGGCTCGCGCCTGCCCGCCGGCGACGACCGGGTAGGCGGCCGCGCCGTAGGCGGCGAGCTCGGTTTCGTCGAGCGTCTCGAGGTTGCCGACGTAGAGGCCGAGCCGAGCGGCGACGCGCTGCGCGAGCTCGGCCTGTCGGCGCCGGTGCCGCTGGTCGAGCGCGCTCACGCGGCCGGCACCGGTGCCGGCGCAGCCAGCGCCTCGGCCGCGGCGAGCACGCGCATGCGCTCGATCGCCTGCGGCGAGTAGCCGAGGAACGCCCAGACGTATTCCTGCGGCACGCCGCAGGCCTGCAGCTTCGTCGCCGCGTCGGCGACGACGGCCGGATTCCGCCGCTCGGGTGAGCGCCAGAGCACCTCGAGCTCGCGGTCGCCGGCGAGCTCGTCGACGCCGGCCGCGCTCGCGCCGAGGCGCACGACGAGCTCCCACGATTCGCCGAACGCGCGCTGCCCATCGAGCACGCGCGTCACGAGGCCGGACTCGCTCGCGACGAGCGACTCGGCGCTCGGCGGGTTGGCGAGATTCGACTGCACGAGGTAGTAGCTCGGCACGCGCGAGACGGCGGTTAGCTCGGCGATTTCGGCGTCGATCGCGGCCAGGTATTGCTGCACGTCTGAGGCCTCGAACGTGCCGAATTTGCTGTCGGGGTCCTCGCTGACCCAGAGCCGGTCTAGCGCCGCATTGAACGGCTCGACCGGTTTGCCCGATTCGGGATCGCGCGGCACCTCGAGCCCGGTCGCCCATTTCTGGCGAAAGACGGCCGTATGCGCCGCGACGAGTTTCGCGAGCTCGAGCTCCTGAATCCGCTGCAGCACCGGCACGAGCTCGTCGAGCTCGCTGACGCCGTGGCTTGCCGCCGTCGGCCGATTCTCGAATGGCACGACCGGCACCGCGCCGAGCTCGTTCGGCAGCTCGAGCGGGTCCTCGCTCCAGGGCGCACGCGCCGGCTCGGCGAGCGGCCCGAGCGCCCGCGTCGATTGGTACTCGGCGACCCAGACGACCGTCCGGTTCGGCAGGTAGAGCTCGACCTGCCAGACGCGCGGCTCGAGCTCGAGCAGTTTCAGCGCCGAGGTGACGAGCCGCCGGTCGCCGGGCGCGTGCTCATGCGTCACCTCGAGCGAGGTTTCCGGCGTTATGCGCACGTCCTCGCCGCTGCCGGCGATGCTGACGTAGCCGCAGCCGGTTATCAGCGCCTCGGCGTGCACGTCGTGTTGGTCGGCGTCTACGTGGTTGTCCTGCAGCAGCCGCCAGGCGGCATTATCGGCGTCGGTGCCGCTCGTCGTGCGAACGCCCTGTATCTCGAACCGTTCGGCGATCGCGTCGACGAGCAGCCGCGCGAACGCCGTGCGCGCCATTTGCCGCAGCCGCTCGAACGCCGGCGCGTAGTCGCGCGGCAGCGCCGGCGGCACCTGCTCGCCGCGATACCAGGCATAGAACTCGAGCGCCGCCTCGCGCTGCACGCGCAACTGCCGCAGCAGCCGATTTCGCAGCGCCTCGAGCAGCTCGAGCTCGTCGAGCTCGTCGGGCGCCGGCGGCGAGGGTTCAAGCGCGAGCGCGCTCACGTAAGCGCAGCCTAGACGCAGCGCCCGCCGTTTAGAAGGTCACGAGCCGCGCCGGCTGCGCACCGCTGCGGCGCCGCCGGCGCCGCCGGCGCCGGTCGAGGTTCGATGCGAGCGCGTCGTTTCGCGCCGCGAACGCGAGCACACTGGCGACGGCCGCGTCGATCTTCGCCGCCGAGCTCGGCCGCTCCTTGCGTAGCACCGGCCCGTAGCGCGTCGTGCGCCGGTGCGCGTTTGCCAGGTGCCGGCGCAGCCGCCGGTCGCCGTCGAGCTCGAGCTCGCCGGCGACGAGCGCGGTATGCAGAGCGGAGGTTTCCGGGCCCATCCGGTAATCGCGCGTCGTCGCGTGCTCGCGCACGACGTCGTCGCCGTAAGCCGAGGCCCAGGCCGCGAGCTCAGGCGTCCAGTAGGCGGGGTCGCCGTAGAACAGCACGACCTCGAGCTCGTCGAATGCCTGCGCAACGGCCGCGTTCACCGCCTCGCGATCGACGACCCAGGCCGCACGCGCGGCCGGCGCCTCGGGCGCCTCCCATACCTCGAGCACGAACAGGCGCGGCAGCGCGTCGCGCGCCAGCGTGCAGCCGACGAGCGCCGTCGCATCGTCCGAGAGCGAGCCGTCGAAGCCGAGCACGACCGGCTCGCCGCGCTCGAGCTCGCGCTCGACGACGAGCGCCTCGAGCGCCTCGAGCTCGGCCGCGCTCAGCCAGGCGCCGCCGGTGCGCGCCGGCAGGTTGAGCCAGTAGCGGCGCGCGTCGGCCTCGTCTGTCTGCTCGTCGCGTATCTCGGCGATGATGCGCGGAAAGTCGAGCCACTCGGCCGCCGGCCCGTAGACGTCGCGCAGCGCGGCCTCGAGCGCGTCGTCGTCGTCGAGCTCGACCTCGGCCGCCTGGCGATGGTCGACGAGCAGCCCGTCGTCGCGCAGCTCGCCGGCGGCGATGCGCTGCCAGGTGCGATAAAGCGCCTCGGCGACCGATTCGCCGCCCGGCTCGAACATCGTCGAGGTCTCGAGCGACCACGGCTCAGAGCCGCGCGACCGCTTGCCGAGGTTGCGCCGCACGACGGCATGCAACCGGCGCAGCTCGGCGCTCAGCCAGAGCCCCGTCTCGTCGAAATTCGCGAACGTCGTGCGCGCGCCGTCGGCCGAGCTCGCGCCGCTCGTCTCGGCGAGCATCACGCCGCCTGGCGAATAGGTGCGCGTCAGGCCGACGTCGAGCCGGTAGGCGTTCACCGCCTCGCCCTCGGCGAGCATGTAGGCGCCGGTTGAGTAGGTCGTGCCGGCCTGCCCTTCCTCGGTTGCAAAGCAGAGCACCTGCGGGCCGACGACCGGCCGGCCGACGGGATCGCCGCGCGCGTCGAAGCCGTCGAAGCGCACCGGCCCGAGCAGCTCGGCGTCGCAGACGATGCCGGCGAGCTCGGTTTTCCCGCGGCCCTTCGGCCGCGAGAGCCAGGCGCGCCGCACGCGCCGGCGGCCGAGCTCGTCGAGCTCGTAGGCGTGCAGCAGGAAGTGCCCGAGCTCGCTGTCGATCGAGAGCGGCTCGCCCTGCACGTCGCCGGGACCGTGCACGAGGTAGGCCTCGGCCCAGGCGATTACCTCATAGCCGAGCGTCGGGCCGAGCGGCGGCTCGCCGCGAGCCGCGCGCAGACGGCAGGTTTCGCAGCGCAGCGAGCTCGAGCGAGCTCGAGCACGCGCCGGCGCGGCGCTCGCCACGGCAGCCGCCTAGCGGCCGCGCTTGACGGTCGCCCGGCGCCGGCGCGTCGAGCTCGAGCGCGAGCGTCGCCGGCGTTTCGGCGGACTCGTGCCGCCGGGCCCGGTGACGGCCGCAACCTTGCCGCCGGCGCGAGCGCGTACCTTGCGCGCGACGGTCGCGTAGCTGCCGCTCGTGTTGCGCTGCGAGGCGCGCGAGAGCGCGTTTCGGTGCATGCGCAGCCGCTGCGCCTCGGGAATGCCGGCCTTCCGCGCCTGCGCTTTCGTCGGTACCGGATACTTGCGCGCGCGCGGATAGACGAACGCCGCCGCCGGCAGCGCGTTTCGTTGCTTCGCCGTTAGAGGCGCCATGCTCGAGGACCTCCTCGCTCGACCGTGAGCCGCCAGGGCTCGCGCTCGACCTTAGCGCGAGCTCGTGCCGGCGTCAGCGCCGGCGCAGTCGGTGCACGGTCAGCACCGCCGGGCGCGGAATCCGAATCGTGTCGGCGACCATCGGCCGCTGCTCATCGGTCGCGTCCCGGTAGCTCAGCGCGAGCAGCACGTAGGCGTCGGTTTCGGCGAGCAGAAAGCCGCAGCTGCGATGAAGCGGCTCGGGCTCGGCCTCGTGCAGCGCCTGCGCGAGCGGCATCCAGGCCCCGTCGGTCTCAGAGTCGAGCCACTCGACCTCGACGCGCTCAGGCTCAGCCACCGCGCGCGATCTTGGCGCGCCGGCGCTCGTCGAGCCGCACCGTGCCCGGCTTTTCGCGCTCGTCGCTCGCCGGCGAGACGTAGACGACGCCGGCCGCTCGCCGGGCGCGCGGATTCAAGAGCAGCCGGTCCTCGAGCGAGCTCGTCGCCGCATAGACCCAGCCGGGCGCCTCGAGCCCCTCGGCCTCGAGCCGTAGGCGCAGCAGGATCAGGCGCAGCACGAGCGCGCGGTCGGTATCGCGCCAGAGCTCGGCGACCGGCTCGGCGTAGAGCTCGCGCCAGAGCACGCGCGCCGCTTTACTCGAAACGCTGCGCGGGCAGGCCGGCGGCTTGCGCGGCACGTCGGCGAGCTCGATCGCGCTGCCACGTCGAGCCGGGCGCGACCCTGCTACTCGAGCCGGAAGCTTCGGCGTGCCGCTCACCTCGCCGAGCGTAGCGGCCGCGCCCGCCGGTGCCCTGCGCGCGCGGCCGCCGTTTGCGGCCTAGGCGGACTCGTCGCCGCCGTCGCCGTCGTCGCCGTCGTCGCCGCCCTCGTCAGGCTGCGGCTCGGCCGGTGCCGGCTCGGCCGGTGCCGGCTCGGGCTCGGGCGACTGTGTCTCGTCGTGCACGCGTGCCCCCTTTCGGGATCGAGGGCGGCCAGCCTAGCGTCGGCGTCGGCGGCTAGCCTCGGAAGCGGCGAGCGACCGGCGCGGGTCCCCTCGCCGCATGCCGCGCGGCTAGGTCCTCATCGGCGCCGGCGCTCGCCGCTTGCCGCCTGCCCTCCCCTGGCGCGAGCCTAGAGCCGCCTCGGCGCGCTCGGCATCCCCCGTTCGGGGGACGCGGCGCCTAAGAGACGTCGCGCACACCGCGAGCCGCA